AGTTTTAATTGGATTATTGGGAACGATATTAATGGGTTTATCAACATGGGTATTAATCACATTAATTGAAATACAAACAATAGTAAGCATGATGCAAAATGAATTAATGAATATAGATAAGCAGTTTGGTCGTGTTTACAATTTTATAGACAGTGTAAGAACTAATATTAGATAAAAATGCAAGACGAAATGTTAAAAGAACTTCACACAAGATTAGCTGAAAGGTTGCTAGACAGAATTAAAGAAAAAGATGTTAAAGCATCAGATTTGAACGTGGCACGTCAGTTTTTAAAGGATAATGGAATTGAAAGTTTGCCAGTAGATAACTCTCCATTACAAAAATTAATAGATGAAATGCCTTTTGCAGAAAAACGAAAAAATCCTGTCAAAACTAACTGACTTTAGGAATTTTCTATACATTACTTGGAAACATTTAAAGTTACCTGAACCAACGCCAATTCAATATTCATTAGCTAATTATTTAGCTACTGGAAGTTCAAGAATAATTATAAGTGCTTACAGGGGTTGTGGAAAATCATGGATTACTTCAGCTTATGTATTGTGGAGACTTTTATTAGACCCCCAAATCAACATATTAGTAGTTTCAGCTTCTAAGAATAGAGCAGATGATTTTAGTACGTTTTGTTTAAGACTACTACAAGAGATGCCAATATTAGAGCATCTTTATCCTAAGGAGACACAACGCCAGAGTAAAATTTCTTTTGACGTTGCTCCTGCGTTGGCTTCACATCAACCAAGTGTAAAAAGTTTGGGAATAAATTCTCAAATTACTGGGTCTAGAGCAGATATTTTAATTGCAGATGATGTTGAAACTTCAGGAAATACTCAAACACAATTGATGAGAGACAAGCTCTCCGAAAGTATAAAAGAGTTTGAAGCAGTCATAAAACCAAAAACATCACGAATAGTTTTTTTAGGAACTCCACAGGTTGAACAAAGTATCTACAATAAATTACAAGAAAGAGGTTACAAGGTTCAATACTGGACAGCTAGGTATCCAAGTGAACAGCAATTAAAAAGTTATGGTTCTAATTTAGCACCTGTAATTAATAATACTTGGACACACGACTTAATTGGTAAACCTACAGATGAAACAAGATTTGATGATAAAGATTTATTAGCTAGGGAAGCCAGTTATGGTCGTTTAGGATTTAACATGCAGTACATGTTGGATACCACTTTAAATGATTTAAACAAATATCCTTTAAAGCTATCCGATTTGTGTGTGATGACATGTAATTTAAATGATGCACCTGAAAAGGTAGTCTGGGCAAGTAGTCCTGAATTAAGACATGATGATTTACCTAATGTTGGTTTACAAGGAGACAGTTATTACAGACCCATGCAGATACAAGGAGAATGGCTTCCTTATATTTCTAAGGTTATGGCTATTGACCCATCAGGAAAAGGTTCAAATGAAACCAGTTATGTCGTTACAGGTTTATTAAATGGAAATATTTATGTTTTAGATGCAGGTGGATTTTCAGCAGGTTATACAGAACATGTTTTAAATAAACTAACTCAAATAGCAAAAAAACATAAAGTAAATAAGATTTTAATAGAAGACAATTTCGGTCAAGGAATGTTTGAAGTTTTATTAAAACCTTATTTAATAAAAAATTATAAATGCACTACAGAATTAATAAGACAAACGACTAATAAACATAGAAGAATTTTAGACACACTAGAACCTTTAATATCTCAACACAGAATTATAGTAGATGCAGAAGTAATCAAAAGGGATTATGAATTAACTAATTCATTATATAGTCCTGAACATGCTCTGCGTTACCAGTTATTTTATCAAATATCTCGTCTTCAAAAAGGAGCAAACACTCTAAATCAAGACGATAGAATTGATGCTTTACAAATGGCTTGTGCCTATTGGTTACAACATTTGGTTAAAGACCAAGATTTAGCTTACGAACAGCGAAAAGATGAGAGAATGACTGCTGAATTAGATAAATACTGGGGTACTCATACTGAGAACTCTTGGATTAAGCTATAACTTATCCCACATACATCTATAGCACTGTAGGGGGGTAGGTCTAGTTGGGAGACTGACTAGACCGCCAGTAATCCATAGGTTTTAACTACAGGTTTTAACTATAGGTTTTAACTACAGGTTTTAACTATAGTCTGCTTAATTGATGATTTTTAATAAAGTTCCACTACTGTAGTATTGACTATAGTTTAAACTATAAGTCTATAAAAGCTAAGAAAGACATCAACATCATCACACTTTTGTAAAAAGCTATTGATGATACCTTTCGTTTCTCCTTTTGTTTCTGAACTATAATGAATAATAAAGTTATATATCTTAAATCTCTAATTAAAGACTATAAACCAAAAACAGAGACATTTCCTAAAGATATTGTTCTTGAACTAGAAAAAATGGGTATAGATTTAGTAGAGACAAAGAAACCTAAAGACCTACATGCCGATAAACGTATGGGTAGGACGTTCATACTCAATCATACAGAAGAATTTATGGAACATGTGGTGGATTATAGTTTTGCCGATAGGTTTAAAGAAATTTTAGACCCAAGAAATAATTTGAAATAAAAATCTGAGAGGTTCTACGTATAGGACTTTTCAAAATTTTCCCCATTGGCACTGGTGCGATTTTTTTAGGGGTGTATCCCCAAAACTACGACAATTGCAACATATGTTGCAGTAATAGGAGTAATTATTTAATAAACACAACGGAAACAATTAGATTTAGTAACTAATGTGATTGATTTTTTTTATATTCTTATTGATTTAACTTAAATCTTTAAAAAAATAATTCCTTCTTATCTCTCTCATTATCTGTTTTAAA